ATGATCACCAAACCAGATATTCCAAAGCTTCTCACGGCAGGACTAAAAACCGTGTTTATGAAGGGCTTGGGAAATACAAAAACCTACTTCCAGGACATCACCACGGAAATTAAATCGAACAAAGGTTCGGAAGAATACGCTTGGCTGGGAGAAAACCCAGGACTTACCGAATGGCTCGATGAACGTAAGGTCAAAGCCCTCAGTGAATACAGCTTTCTTATCAAGAATAAGGACTTCGAATCTACTATCGGAATCGACCGGAATGCCATAGATGATGAACAATACGGACAGATCAAGATCCGTGTCGGAAATATGGCCGGAACCGCAAAGAAATCCTACGACAAAATCCTTATAGAGAGGATCGAAAATGGACATCAGGAAGCTTGTTATGACGGACAGAATTTCTTCGATACCGATCACTCGGAACGAGACAGTGGGATTCAGACAAATTATTCTGCTTCTGGAAAAGCCCTCAGTGCGACCACGCTCAAGGAAGTCATCACGACAATGGGAGACTACAAAGACGATCGAGGAAATCCATCAGGAATTACTCCCTCTCATATCGTGGTTCCAAGTTCTCTTCGATTTGCCGCGAAAGAACTGCTCTTTCCGAAAAGCCGAGATGCAGATCGGGAACTCGAAGGAGAATTGGAACTCGTTGTGAATCCGTATCTGACAAATAATGGAGCCAATTCGGCCTGGTACGTGCTGGATCTTGTGTCTCGCCCTGTACGACCGTTTATTTATCAGAATCGGAAAGACATCCAGTTTACGGCTTTGGATAATCCTGACAGTCCAGAACTCTTCTGGCGGAAGAAAATTCACTATGGAGTGGATTCACGATTCAATTTCGCTTTTGGAGATTGGAGGCAAGCCTTCAAGTCTCAGGGATAAAATTATCCATCTTTAGGGGCGTGTGAATAACGCACGTCCCTCCTATTTTGTAATCTCATAAACCATGACCGCAACAACAAAAATAACCGTTCGCCTGAACGATCCCAATCATCCGGCAGGAAAACGCGCGCGAGCCGGATTTGTCTTTGGTTCTAATCCTACGACCGTTCAGGTCACGCCTGATCAGTTAGGATTCATCAAAGCCGATCCCTATCTCAGAATCCTGAAAACCGATAGTAAAGACACGCCGCGGCGTGTCTCTACGGAGAAGACAAATTCATCACCCAAAAAATGATCCGCACCAACTTGGAAATCTATCGGGGAGACGATAAGACGTGGAATCTGACATTCCGTGATTCCACGGGAGATTCTATTGATATAACTGGATCAACCGTCTGGTTGACCGTTAAATCATCCATCTCAGATCCCGATGAATCTGCATTGATTCAGAAACAAGTGACAACGCATTCTAATCCAACGCAGGGAGAAACACAGATTTCACTTCTCCCTGTCGATACGTCTGATGTATCGGTTGGACGCTATGAATACGATATGCAACTGATCGAATCAAGCGGGAAAATAACAACTTTTATGAGAGGTGTTTTCTCAATTTCACAGGACATAACTATTTCTACATAATGCCAGATATTGAAGTCACCATTGCCGATACGCCCATCTCCGTCAGCATTGACGGAGGGGTGGCGTTTCCTGTTTCGGTTGGGAAAGGTGGAACAGGAGCGGTAAATGCGAGTGAAGCTTTGGAAAATTTGGGAGTAGATCTGATTGCCACGAAACAGTCGAAACTCGATGCCACGATTGCCCCCGACAATTCAAATGATTCTTTGGAAGGCTTTGCCATCGGTTCTATCTGGATGGATACAACCAATGCCAAAGTCTATCAGTGCAAAGATTCTACAGTCGATAGTGCTATTGAACTGACGGGAGGCGGTGGAGGCGGAGCAAGTTCTTCCGAGGACATTGTGCTCGGAGAAAATCTGACTGCTGGCGACATCGTTAAACGTGGGGAAGATGGAAAGATTTATAAGTGCATTCGCACGGAAGAATATGCGGAAGGTACACCGCTCCAACTCGGAACTTCCAGTTCCACTCAATACGACAATTGGGCGCATTACCATGAAGGATTGGAGCGAGTTTTGGCTCTCGAAAAAAGTAGCAAAGCCAAAGCTTGGTGGGTAAGTTTTGATGAAAATGGAGACGGCACGAAATTGCAGGAAGAACAGCAATCAACTGATGATGCTCGATCTGTTTGGGGGGCGTACAATGAAAAAATGGACAAGTATTATTGGGTGACTTCCTACAACGGAGGAAACATTCGTTTATCTTACGGAACGCCATCCGCCAGCTCGATTTCATGGAATCATACAACCATTCCTTACAGTGTGGCTCTCAATAATCGAGTTCGTTGTTTTATGGATGAGGAACGACAGATTCTTTATGTCATTTTTGCCGATTCCACCAACAGCAATTACATCACGATTCTTCCGTGCCGAATTAATCAAACCACAGGACAAATCGAATCTTACGGAACAAAAGTGTCTACGGGAACAGGAGGGAGCTACTTCATAGCGTGGAAACTGAAAGATGCGAGTGATACCAATGACGATTCTACAGGCGAGAATACCAGAAGTATGTGGATGATGGTCATTGGAACTTCTGTTTTGCCTTTTGTGGAATGGAACAAGGAGGTTTATTTGTCATCGTTCGATTTTGGATATGGAGAAAAGTCGATGTGAGATAAATTTAGGATCACAGTAACAGTGCGCTATGATGAGGATACATGGCTCAAATAAAGTTTTCCGTTGTCGGTGACATTCAGCTTTCTCGGAATCTGAGAGTACTGACGAAGAACCTGAGAAACTTAAAAGGCTTTTTTGATGAGTCTCTGAAAATCGTTGAAGAACGAACGGATGAGGTGTTTCAAGGGAAAGGAAAAAATATGGAGAAATCTCCAAAGTGGAAGCCTCTTTCTGCATCTACTCAAAAGGCTCGGAAAATGCGTTGGGGATATTACAAGAAGACACCTAAAAATCCTTCAGTGCTTCGATGGACTGGGAATTTGCAGGATAATCGAAAAAGGACGGTGACGAATAAATCAGGGAAGCTTCAGTTTGATGCTGATTATGGGATACATCATCAGCGAGGTAGTGGCAATTTACCGAGACGTGCGGTGGTGGATATTTCTAATCGAACGGTGGCGGAAATGGTAAGGGCTTTGCAGGGGAAGATTGAGAAGGCGGTTGGGGTGTTTGGTATTCAAGTTTAACATGTTTTCTTATTTTCGAGAGTTCTTCAATCGTGTTGTTTAAACCTAAATCTGTAACGTAGCGGATAGCTACATCAATTTTTTCCATGAAAACATCAAAATGCCGTCCTTCAAAAAACAAAGCTGCATCAAGAAGAACGGTGGAAATCGTTTCTCCTTCTTTATCACTTTTTTGGCTTAAAATATCTCTTGCATACGTTTTATAAGCTTTGTAGGAAGTCATATCTAATTCTCCTTCTCTCAACGATTGGACAATTCTTTCCTTTAGTTCAAGCATTTTTTCTGTTTCTTCCAAACCATACTTTGAAACTATAGACATAAGTTTAATAGGAACATCAAAAATAAGATTTAAAGCATCAAGGGTTTGGTAGAGTCGAATATTCCTTCGAAGAACTTCTGCAGCTCTTTCTCTGAAATCAGCTTCTACAAGCTGTACTCTGGGATTACTAAATACAAACTCAAAATCCTCAACCAGAAGCTTACTTAAACGCAAACGTTCAATTCCATCTTGCTCAAGGTAGCTCAAATCAGTTTCTCCTTTAAATTCTTCAACATGTTCTTTCGACTTACTAAGTCTACTTTGGAATCTCTTTTTAATCCAAGGGGGAACAAAATCATAGTAATCGGTAAATTTTCTTTCCATTTTTTTAATTATTTAATAGATTCTTTCAATCGTCTTATGACGGGATCCAGTCTCCGTTTAGCAATTGGATGAGCATTTGCAGTTTTTCTTAATCTATCAATCGTGACGTTTATATCTAAAATAAGATCATCAAATTGATCGTCTGCCACAGCTTTATTCCTTTTCAATTGCCCAATCCAATCAATAACATCATTAAATCCTTCTACAGATTCATCAATTGAAGACGTATTGCCTTCCTCTAAAAACTGCTTCAACGATTTAGCTACATTCAAAGATTCTTTTCCTACATCATCAACCACGAGAAAAACATCTGTTCTATCTGCATTTTCAGATAACCTTCGAACCCTATCTCCAATCACATTACCCTCTTCAGCACCTCTTTCCAGCAACTTCCCTAGTTTTCCCAATTTTCCCCATTTCATAGAATTCATAATAGCCATGGGAATAGGAGTGGCAGCTAATCCGACTTGTATAGACTCCCAAGCACTAACTCTATCGTCATCGGACTTGGCATCACGATAAGTCATCGTTGCATCCACGATAGAATTAAAAAGAGATCCTAATCTACCAGCGGCTTCAGCTAATTCAGAAACAAAGGCTTCTCGTTCGGCTAATTCTTTAGGAGGAAGCTTGTTGCTCATCGTTGGTTCAAGTCCAGGACTCAATGGATTCATGACCCGAGCAGTATCTCTCGGTGTAAAAAGCGAAGCGTATAAAATATCTGATTCCGATCCTAAACCTCGAGTCCTTTCGAGCCCTTCAGATCGATGAACTCGAATCATTTCATTTAGTCCCTGTTTTGATTTTTCAATCAGATCGCCTTCCGTGGCGAGAAGATCATCCTTTTCCATGGCATCAAACGAGTCAAACGTATTAGCAATTTCTCTATCCAAATCAGCTTGTACAGATTGAGGTGTTTCTATTGGACATTGGTGTTCAACGGTTCCTACGTTTTCTGCTGATCCAGATGGGTCAGAAGAAAGTTTGTACAGGAATCGAGTATTAGGAATATCAAACATCATTTTATAGGTCATCCATTTGAGATAGTAGATCTTCTGCTTCTTGGTTTTCTATCATCTTAGATTTTTTCTCTGCAGAAATGAAGACATTGCTTTTCTGTTTTTTTTGATAGAATTTCACGTTGCTTCGGAAGTTTTTTCCTGCTTCCATGGTTTCTTTGTAATACTTTGAAAGCATTTTGAGAACTGCATTACATTGATCTTGATTAAGCTGTGAAATTACTGGCTTCCACTTAGCTCTGACTGACACTGGAAATACAGGGTTTTCCAGTAGAACAAGAAGGCGTTTCCGAATAGCTTGAGTTTCGTCCATTTGCAATCTAACCATTATACCACATTTTAACACAAAAAAGCAAGCAAGAATCAATTCCAGAGCCACTTAAATCGATTTCTTGGAATAACTTTTGAATTTTTACGTTATTGACTTTTACGCATTTATTTTCTATACACATTATAAGATCACAATTCAGTGATCAAATGATATGGAGGATCCAGATAGTGTCCGACAAATCCAATATTAAAGAAAAGCATTACTTTGATGGTCGAGTAAGAAGCCTCGAATTAGAGGAGGGTGGGAAAAAGTTTAGTACTGGCATAGTACTTCCCGGAGAGTATGATTTCGGAGTAGCAAAGGATAAGGAAACCATCAGAGTTACCTTTGAAACCCTCAATATCAATGGGGTAGACTACTCGCCTTCATCCGAGCCGTGTGTTATTGAGCCAGGGGAAAAGATCGTTATCAAGGCGACTTCCTCCGCTAGATATTCTTGTAATTTCGGTTAATCTGAGATCCTACATTCACTACTTCGCTTTGCCCGAGATAGTCGTTCTCGGGCAAGCAATTTTTTAGAACCAAAAAATTCGCTGGCGTCCCCCACGCTAAGCGCGCTAAACTCCAACCAGAAACGACATTTTACTTTATTACTTACTTTCTGGAATCATGGAACAATCCATAATTGCAATCAAACAATTGCTTGCAACCTCCGTATCCAAAAATACATCTCCACTTTCCGACATTCGGAAGGTGTTCTTTGGTGATCCAATGACGATTCCAGAAAGTGATCTGCCAGCTCTCGCCATACAACCGATCTCTACTGATTACACCATGCGAGGATCCCGCTATGATGAAAAACTTCAAAACATTGAGATCAGATTGGTCTACAACGCCAAAGCCTACTTCGGACAATCGGCTCTCGAGAACGACAAAGTTTTTGCCGTAGAAGATGCGATCAGGAAAGTAGAAATGTCGAATGCTAATCAGGGAACAGATGCTTACACCATTTGCGGAACGATCCAAAAAAATCAAACGCTTCCCTACAAATCAGGAACTCAAGATCTCAAAGCCTGCGAGATTGCACAAGTAACAAACGTGAATTATTCCCTCAGCACTTCCAGAGGCTTCCCCACCTACGAAGTCACGGTAACCATAAAAGTCCAAGTTATCGGTGATCGATAATTTCATAATCCAAACCACATGAAAATCAAAAACACCTCCGCACATCCTCAATCGATCACTGGAATTCCAACCTTCGGTTCGGGAGAAAGTCGTACCGTGACGGCTTCACAGAGAAATAGACTTCTACGGAATCCTTATTTCGAGCTAGAAAGTTTATCCGAAAAGAAACGAAAAACAGTCCTCAAAACAACGACCAAATAAACCGCCCATAAAAACACATTACGAAGACGGATTACTTTTTAATCCTCTTCTACCATGGCCTCCACCAGAAACGGCTACCTTGCCGTAAAAAAAGAAACAACCGTCTCAACAGCCGTAAAACCAACGCACTTCATCCGATTTAAAGATGGCGATACCGCCTACAATCAGGAAGTGATCGCCAACAACCCGATCCAGAATAACCGCTGGAATGCGATCAATGCCGTCAAAGGCAAAGTATCCACCGATGGAAGTTACAACGTCGACCTCGATGTAAACGAGTGCGTGTATTTTCTGTACCTCGCTCTCGGATCGATTGCCTCCAGTGACGTTTCTTCTGCTACAGATGGATCGGTATACAAACACGAACTCTCGACAGCAAATGCTTTGCCCTCCCTAACAATGGAACAGGGAAAAGGAAATCTGGATGACAGCTCAGAAAACGGACAGAAATATTCTGTAGATCGAGCATTCGGAGTGATGGTTGATTCTCTCAACCTTACTGGAGCAGACGGGCTGGTCAATATGGCACTCGGACTCAAAGCTCACGGAGTCTTTCAGAAAGCTAACTTAATTTCTGATGCTACTGCAGGAGCGAGTGTGGATTTATCCCTCGATACGGCCGAAGGACTCACAACAGATGATTCGGTGAACATATCAGACAACACCCCTCAAAATGAAGAAGATGCAATTGCCACCGTCTCAGGCGAGCCGACGAATACGGTTCAGATTGCAACGCTTGGAAACAGCTACACCGTAGCTAACGAAGCCAAAATCGAACTCGTTCCACAAACACCATCCTATTCCGACGCGGCAAAAGTCTTTTCATTTGTGCATGCTTCTTTTCAGTTTGGAGATGATCTGACGGCAGCCGCTTCAAATTCCGCAGAGAACATCGAAAACTGGGAATTCAGTTATGAGAACAGCCTAGAAGAACGATACGGATCGCTTCGATCTTCACCATCGGTCATCGCACCCAAAGGAGCCAAGTCTACGCTCAAATTCACCAAATACTTCGAGAACGTAAAAGATCGGGATCGATACCTCAACCTAACCAAACAGGCGTGTATTTTGACGATCACGAATAACGAGATCGTATCTGCCACTGATACCAACAACGCCAAATTCACGATCCAGATCAAAATGTCGGATGTGCGGTTCAACAAACACGAGATGCCAACCGGAACGGATGAATTATACAGCGTGACCGCAGAAGCCGAGTGTTTTTACGACAGTGCAGACGGACAGGCGGTAAAGATCGAAGTGACGAACGGCAAAATCGGAACGATTTATACTGCTTAATTTTCTAACCCAAAAATCCAATGACCAAAATTACCTTTATTGATACCAAGCCGACCAAAACTGTAGAACTACCGTCATTCAAAGACAGTCAGGTAGAAGTCTTCACGGATATGACCGTGGCAGAACAACGAGCTATTACGAAAGAATTCCCGAAAGCCTCAGACCAATCTCATCCTGATGCCGAGAAAGCAGGTCGTTCGATCATCCTTCGATCAATCAAAGCGTGGAATTTTATCGAAGAGATTAACGGAAAAGAAATCGATATGCCAATTACGGAAGAAAATCTCGAACGGTTCTGTATGAGAGATCTAAAAGTCCTGCTCGAGGCGATCACCGGAAAGAATCTCGAGGATCTAACTTCAGAAAAAAAAAGTTAATTGATAAAAACAAAATTTTTGACCTGCTCATAGATGGAAAACACATTACTCCCACAAATCAGTTTCAAATCGAAGTTGCTCATCGGTTTACTGATATTCAGTTTTGTCGGGAATTTGGATGGACACCACAGGACATCGCTCAGATGCCGACCTCGTTTTATCAGGATGCAGTGCTTGTGCTGAGCAAGGAGAACTGCAAACGAAACAACCCCCTACGCTCTCAATAAATTAATCCTTCGTTTTACGAGCTACGGAGGACAGGGAAAATCAATAGTCATGAACCAAAACAAAGTAAAATTCATCATCGAAGCCGATGACCGAGCCTCTCCAAAAGTTTCCCATGTGGAACAGAAAGTGAAAGGACTCGGCAATACGGCCAAAGTGACCAGCGGGCAAATGGCGGCCGCTGGGACGGCTATTATTGGATCGCTTGGACTGATCGCTCATCAAGCGGTCAGTCGAGCTATAGAGTTCGAATCGGCATTTGCAGGAGTAAGGAAAACCATTGATACAACCGAGGAAGAATACTCTCGCCTTGCCGAAGGAATCCGTGCAAAGGCTTTAGAAATCCCTGTAGATACCACAGAACTTTCCAAAATTGCAGAACTCGGAGGACAGCTCGGAATTGCCAAAGAAAGTGTGATCGACTTCACGGATACGATCGCCAAGCTATCCGTCACAACAAACCTCACCTCAGAAGAATCAGCCATGGCATTCGCTCGGATTGCGGAAATCATGCAACGTCCACAATCAGAAATTGCAAATATGGGATCGGCTGTGGTGGGATTGGGAAATAACTTCGCCACGACCGAATCGGAGATAGTAGAATTCACGAACAGAATTGCCGGAGCCGGTAAAATTGCGGGTATAAATGCAGGGGCAATTTTCGGAATTTCCACGGTTTTTTCTTCAGTTGGAATTCAGGCAGAAGCCGGAGGAACAGCCGTACAAAAAGCTCTTTTGGAAATGAATACAGCCGTGGCGGAAGGCTCAGAAAAAGTCACAGACTTTGCAAAAATCGCAGGAATTTCTGCAGAAAAATTTGCAGATTTATGGAAAACGGATGCGAGTCAAGCCTTCACTCTTTTTGTGGAAGGACTCAGTAAATCTGGAGATAAAGCTTCGACCGTTCTCGGAGAAGTGATCGGAACCGATGTTCGATTACAGCGAGCTTTTTTATCTTTGGCAGGAGCAGGAGATCTGCTTCGTAGAAGCATCTCGAAAGGAACTGAAGAATTCGAGAAGAATACAGCTCTCACCAAAGAAGCAGCTCAGAGGTTCGGAACGATGAGATCACAATTACAAAAACTCAAGAATCTGTTTGTGGATGTCTTCATCGATCTTGGACAAGCGTTGATGCCTGTTGTGAGTAAAGCGGTTTCTGTTTTGTTTTCTGGGATTGAGAAGCTGAGGAATGCTTTCAAGGCTTTGCCTGAACCACTACAAAAAGCGATAAAAGTGTTCACAGCCATCACAACTGCAGGCGTAGTATTGGCTTCCGTATTTGCCATCCTCAATTTTGCTCTTGGAGGAGCAGCGGCAGCAGTCGGGGCAGTTGTCATTGCCTTCTTGCCGTTGATTGCCACATTCTCAGCCATAGTTGGAGCTATTTATGGACTCAAGAAAGCCTATGATATGAACTTCCTCGGAATCAAAGACATCGTGGATAAGGTATTCGTGCAATTCCTGCTTCCCATATTCCAAACCGTAGAACGAGCCTATCTCCAACTTAAAGCCGTTTTTCTGTACGCAGGTGGTGGAATTCAGGGAGCCATTCTTGTAATTCGAGAAGTCATTGATCAGGTATTTGGAAAAGGAGCAGGAGCCGAGTTCCTGCGAACCGTGAAAGAATGGACAGGTCTGATAGTGCAGGCTTTCAAGAATGTATCGTCCATCATAAAATCCGTGGTTTTGGGTATCTGGGAATTTATAAAACCTGTGGCACTTGGGATTACTGATTTTATTCGTGCTCATTGGGATGAAATCTCATCTTTCACGAAATCTATTTAGGGAGCCATAAGAGCCGTTTTTGATGTGACGTTTGGCTTGGTAATAGGAGCTCTGAAAGCCTTCCTCCAAATTCTCGGAGGTGATTGGCGAGGAGCAATGGAGACCATGAAGCAGACAGGAGAACGAGTGTGGAATGGAATTCTGAACTTTCTTCAAAATATTTGGGAGGCAATCAAGAATTTGTTCTCGATCAGTTTGGACGTTTTATCATCTTCAATATCAGCCGTATTCAATGGAATCTTGGATACGATCAAATCCATTTGGAACGGCATTTTTGAATTCCTCAAAGTCATCTGGCAGAAGATTAAAGATTTCTTTTCTTGGATTTTTGGAGGCATGGCGAGTGAAGGAGAAAGTATCTTTTCCGGCATGTCGGAAACTGCTTCAGTGATTTGGAATACGACTGCAAATATTCTGGGTACGATCTGGGACGGAATTGCCACAGCTTTTTCTACCATCTTCGAAGGACTCTCCAAAACAGCCGAAACTATCTGGAATTCAATCAGCAATGCAGGCGTGTCCGCATGGGAAAGGACAAAAAGCACGTTCACCTCCATTTGGGATGCCACTACTGAGAAACTCAAATCTTCCTACGAAGCCATTCGTGAAGGTTCTTGGTGGGAAAAAGTAAAAGATAAAGCGACTGGTATGTGGCAGTCGGTAAAAGAAAAGTCTTCCGCTTTGTTTTCCTCTATTTCTGGAACAACAAAAGATACGTGGGAGGGAATCAAAAATACCTTGAGTGGAACGTGGAATGAAACCTCTCAGGAATTTTTCTGAGGTTTTCACAAGAATGGAATCTGAATCTCAATCCATCTTTAGTCGGATTTCTGGATCACTTCAGAATATATGGTCAGGAGTTAAGGACTTCTTCAGGGCAAATACCGAAGAAATGAAGGTGGTTCATATTCAATCTTTTGAAGCCATGAATGACCAATTCAGCGGATTTATTGAGGAAATGCAAAAAGTTCAATTTGCTCATGCCATGATGGTGCAATCGATGATCAATGGATTCAATATTCTCCTTTCCAATACGCAATCGACCGTAGATTCTATGAAGAAAAAACTTCAGGAATTGCGATCAGTGCTTTTACAAATAAAAGCCATCACTGCTCCGAAAGATGGAAATGATAATCGCTCTCTTTCTGACATAGGACGACAGTTTGGAGCGGTGGCTCCGACTTCTAACGGGGTTTTTAAACCTCTTTCTGGAACCATCAGAAATATTTCTTCAAGCCAAAAAGAACAGACTTCCTCAAACCCTGTCACGACCACAACTCCAACTCAAAATGTGAACTTCCACATCCAAGGAACTTTTGACTCAGAAGACAAAGCGGAAGCTCTCATCGATAAAATCTCAAGACGAATACAACTTCAATCTTTGACAGGCTAAATCATGCTCAATAAAGGACTTTTAAACACCACGCTCCTCAATGAGATTCCCATCGTTTCGATGGGAGGACTCCCTGATGTGCCAATCCGTTTTGAAGGTCTGAGTCTGCAGAATACGCAGATCGTCATGAATACCCCCATCTACGACCGAAGTCCTAACCGATTGTTCCAAACAGAGAACCGACCCAATCGACACAGACGACTTGTGCTGTCCGATTATTGGGATGTTCATGAGATTGTTCTTCGAGGGACGTTGGTAACGAACGCTCGGGCAGAATTGGACGAGCTGATCGATGCCATGAAGCAAACGCTCAAGACCCAGAATGGGAATCTCGACATTCAACGAGGAGACGGATCACGAAGACGATATAAAGCCACCTGCACTGATATGGATTTCCAGAGGCAGGAGAACTATCACATTACGTGGTGTCCGGTGGAGTTGCGGTTTATGTGCCTGACTCCGTTTGGGACGGATACGAATTATACCTCCAATCTACACAGTGTGGATATGTTGAGTTTTTCTGAGTCTCAGACGAACATCGGAACCGCAGAAGCCAAACCGCAGTTCGTGATCATCGTAACCTCAGCGACAGACGTAACCGCTCTAAATCTTAAAAACGACACCACAGGCCAAGAGATCGAACTGACGACTGCGATTTCTGATGGAGATGTGATCATCATCGACTCAGAATCTCTCACCGTAAAAAAGAATGCTACGTCTATCGACTTTGATGGTGATTTTCCTGTTTTTGATGTGGGCGTGAACTCGTTCTCCGTTACCGTCACAGGAACTTCAATCAGCTACGTTCTGACCGTGGCGCATCTAAATTCATACCTCTAATTCCATAAAAACCTCAAAAAATGGACTACCGAATACTCAATTCCAAAAACAATGCCGAAGGGCAATTATTTGCATCCATAGATGCGAGTAGTATGACCTTTCTTCTCAACTCAGGCGATGGGAATAAATTCCCCACAGGCTACAAAGATACAACTACCAGTGTCGGAACTACCACCACTCTGAACTGCACAGGCATCCAATCCGCCCTTTCTGCCATCGGAATCACTAATACAGGATTCTTCATCCGCAATACTACGGATGGATCATCATCCGTGGTGACAGCGATAAATACAAATTCTCTGACTACCACCGTTCTCAAAGGCGGAACGGATAATACGTGGCAGAACAACGATGAATTTGCGATCGGCTCATTCGTTCTGACCTTGAACAAACGAGATTCTGCAGGGGAAATCACTGACTACGAAAACGTACTGATCAAGTACGCCAACAACTCTACTGATACGCTGTATGTGGAATCACGAGGATATGCCGATACTTCTGCTCAACCGTTTGCGAAGGACGACTATGTGTCGCTCCTGATGGAAAAATCCGTTCTGAAAGGATTAACAGATATTAGTTCTGTGTTGATTCAGGATACGGATGAAATTCTCCACAATGACCTTTCTATTGCAGGGATAAAAACCTTTTCTTCTCACCCAAAAATTGCAACTTACTCACCCCCGACAACCGATGAACAATATGCTCCCAAAAAATACGTGGATGATAATTCAGGAGTGGAAACGACCAAGGCGTTTACGCTTGGAGAAACGATAACCGCAAAGAAAGCCTGCTACATAGCCAAAGGTTTGATCGACGCAAAAACAACCGTCACAGGAACTTCTGATGTCGGGACAGACACTACTTTTGGGAGAACGGGATATACCCCCATAGGAGTACGGCAGTTATTTACATCCAGTGGTGACGAAATTACTTCTGTAGACGCTTCTATTGGCGTACAAACCGGGACAAGAACGGTTCGGTGTGAAGTTGTGGAATCGGATGGAAGTACTGTCATTGGAACAACGACTTTAGATCTAAGCGGAGGATATAGCTCAGGGATTACCAGAAGCTTTGTTTTCTCAACTCCTGTGACCATCACCAAGGGAAATAACTACTTCATCCGATTTAAGCCTCATACAAGTATCAACGACTGGCTTTCTATTTCTGATGGCTCTACGGGATCTGATGGAGATACACTCAATGCTTCTGATGGAGTTATTTCCAGTAACGAGTCTTTCTTTCTTCCCATCTACGAAAACGAGCTGGATATGGATGGAACCCCAAACAAAGTGTACCAATCCAATTCTTCTGACACTTGGAAGGATCAATTTGATGGAATCCTGAAAGTAGGCGGTGATTTAGATGATAATCGAGATTTGCAGCTTGGAGGGGTTAGTTCTGGACATACAGGATTAGACGGACAGATGAAGATCCTATTCGTAAACAGTAGCGGTGACTTTGATACTACAGATTCAGGCTTAAAAGCAGGGAAGTCACTTTCTGCTACTGAAATATTTATCGTGCAACAAATCTGATGAAAAAAAGCTACAACATCAAAATCTATGACAAAGATGGGAATTTTATTTCTGTTTTGGATGGGAATAAACGGACTTCTGAAATCCGATTTTCCGAGGTTATTAACGGTGGGCAAAATGAACTGATTTTGGATCTTCAATATGATTTTGATGATTATCCTGAATACTTCCATCCATTCAATTTCGTGAAAGTTTTTGCGATCACGAAATTATACCCAAGGGGGGTATTGATATATTCCGGTTGGATCTCAAAAGTTACAGGAAAACCGGATGGAATTCAGGTGACGGTTTTGGGACTTGCTTCACTGCTCAATCTATCTCTCTACAAAGACGGATCCAATTTTGATGTGGTACAAACTGATGTCGATCCATCTGCGACTGTGAACGATATTATCACGCATCACCAGTCAGAATATCCAAATTGGATCAGTGTGGGAGATAACGTGGATACAGTTGGAACAAATGTTACTTTCACCTTCCAGAAAATGACGTGGCTCAGATCAATGCACAAATGTGTGGAATTGGCGGGTGGGAGTTGGTTTTGAAAAGTTGATCAAGGTGGGGATATTCATTTCCATGACAAGCCAAGCTCTGTCACACATAAATTCACGATTGATAAGAATATTCAGGATTTCGATATTCCACACTCCATCGAAAAGATCTCAAACGATGTGACCGTGGCTTATTCTGGAGGAACGGCTAATTCCTACGATACCACTTCGATCAATGCCTACGGCAAACGTGAGCAATATTTAGATGAGAGTTCTAGCAGTGATTCTGGTTCTGCTCAACAAATTGCTGATCAGAAAGTATTAGAAGGAAAGGATCGGAAGGTGGCTACAACTCTGACCATCAATAATGCCTACGATCTCGAATCAATCCGAGCCGGAGATACCTGTCGAGTCATGAATTACAGAAAAGATTCAAATGTACTGATCGACAACATGCTCGTCACGCAACTCGATTATTCCGAAGATACCGTGAAGCTCAGGCTCGAAGAACAGGGAGCTGACTTCGGAGGCACGCTGCAAAGCTTCGTTAATAAAAACTAATTCTTAACTTTTTTAATCATGAAAAAATCAGAACTGAAAGCCATATTCATTGTGGCAGGACATGGCAAAAATACTGCTGGCAAAAGAGATGTCGGGGCGGTTGGTAAAAATACCAATGAACGATCGGAAGTCGTGGAGATCGCTCAAGAAACAGTCACCTATCTAAAATCTCAAAATGACCTGAACCAGTGTGCGGTTTACAGCATTGGGATAGAGGAAGAACTGAACTTGAATCAGAAAATCAAACAGGGGAACCAAATCTGCAAGGATAACAATTACAACGGAACTAACTCCATCCTTGTGTCCGTCCATGTAAATGCTGGTGGTGGAGCAGGCGTGGAAGCGTGGCACTTTGGAAACTCAAAAATCTCAATGTCACTGGGAACAGACATTGCCAAAGAAATATCAGAAACAACTGGCCTGAAAACCAGAGGCACAAAATCAGAGTTTCTGAACCGTTGGGGATCTCTTGGGATAATCCACAAAACCAAACCTCTTGCGGTACTAATTGAATGCGGATTCATCGATAACGTCTGGGATGTGAGAGTCCTTTCCGATCCTGAGTTGGATAACGGTTTTGGGAAAGGTATTGACAAAGGAATCCTCAAATTTGTGGGAGGTCTTTTTACGATACAATTACCTGATGTAGAACCACTCAAAGAGAAGCCATTCAAGGACGTTCCGAAGGACGCTTGGTTTTCTCAGGACATAAAAGAACTGAAGGAGGCAAAAATAATGAAGGGATTCAAGAATGGAGTATTCCGTCCATCAGATACGGTGACTCGAGCAGAGTTGGCTGTGGTGACAGCTCGGACAATTCGATTTTTAGAGAAAAAAATGAAAACAAAAAAAACTATTTCTTAATTTTTATCATCATGGAAACTTTAACAACAACGGCTATCGCTTTTTTTATTAGCTGGTTCATCCAAATGGCTAAAAAACTTGGAGCTTCTCCGAGAGGAGGACTCGTAATTTTTGCGATCCTTTTGGGGATTGCATATTCTGGATACGAACTCTTTGTGGCAGAAGGTCTGCAATTCCGAATTGAGGAGTTTGTTCTGCTTTGTGTCGGGCAGGCGAGTTTGATTTATGCGTTTCTTTTTAAGTTCTTCGAAAACACAGAAAAATGAAACATCTACTCGAAGAACCTCCGAAAACAAAAGAAGAGGAACAACTTGATCAGGCATTAAAAGAGCAGGGGGTTGTGGAGACAACTTGTGCTGTTTTATCGGCTAATTGTCCGAATGATCCAGCTGATTGTAAGCCGATGCAGGAGCAGTTGATGTTGGTGCAGGAGGTGTTTGTGAAGCGAGCGAGAAAGCAGGTTAAAACCGACTAA